GTGATCAACGCTGCGGCCACTATGCAGCAATTTCAAAAAGAATGGGTTATTCCAGAGATCGATTCTTATCGGTATTCGAAAATCTTCCAGTTGGCGAATCAGAAACTTAAAACAAAAGCATATACTCCAGCGAATAATATATATTCGACATTGATAGGCGAAATCGCTGATATCCAGGACGTGATTGGCAGTGGCGTTCCTCTGGTAGTTTGCATTTCTGGTAAGGCAGCAAAAGAGCTAGCAAAGAGTACAGAAATCACGAAATATACCATTATTGGTGATCAGAATTTCTCAAGTGGGAATATCAATACTAAAGTCAAAATGCTTGATGGTACAATTCCACTCATTGAAGTACCGAGCGCGAGGATGCAGTCGCTATTTGACTTTGACGCTACTGCTGGGTATAGCAAAAATGCATTAGCGATGCAGTTGAACTGGATAATCCTAGTAAAATCTGCTCCGCTTGCAATTACAAAACTAGATGAGATGAAAATCATAGACCCTGTGCCTAACCAAACTTATAGCGGCTGGTCGATTTTCTATCGTAGATTCCACGACCTATGGATCCTCGATAACTCATTTGATGGTATTTTGGCGAACTATACCGCGATTGATGCGCCTGATCTTGCGCCTACGTTTGCAAAAGGAACTGCTAGTGGTGCCACGAAATTCACTGTTGGCTCTGGTATTCCTGCTACAGGGAATCATCTTGCATATATCAAACAAGCAGGTGCTGGAAGCTATAAGTTTAACGATGTGGTAACTGGCGCTACTACATATACTGCTGGTGCAGATATTGCAAGCTGCACTGCTGGCCAGCATTTGTTAAGCTTTGAGCTTGACGCAGTGAACCATGTGGTAAAATTCAATGACCATACGCTGGTTGCTGCTGATATCCAGACTTGAGGCTAAAGATGGAACTATACCTATTGCGTAAAAGGAACATTAGCTTGATAAGGGCTGGCAAATGGGTGAAAGAGGCTGAGGCTGAGGGGTATGAACTTCTCGGCCGATGCGATAAAGACGGGAACCTGCTTCCTCAAGAGGAGAAGGAGAAGTCGAAAACAGAAAAGAAGGCAGATAAATGAGCTATATTGATTCTGCTTTTTATAAGAACGTTTATATGGGGCAAGACGCTGGCACAGACTTCGCAAGGCTTGAGATGCGCGCGAGCGATGATATCGACAATGCCTGCGATGGGTTTGTGTTTGATGAGCTAGAGGACTGGCGCAAAGAGTTGGTCAAAAGGGCTGTCGCCGCGCAGGTTGAATACTATGTAGTCAACGGAGAGACATACAATAATGTTGAAAGTGGCGGCAGCCTAGGGAGCTTCTCAGCGCCGCAGAATAAACACAGAACACTTGCTCCTCGTGCGACTGAGTATCTATATGCTGCTGGCCTATTGACGAGAGTTGCGAGGATAAGATGGTAGCGATACCTAAACGGTTGTTGCCTCACACAATTAGCTATGAGGAGTATACTGGGACTGTAAACTCGAAACCTACGTATGCTAAGGCTGAAACTATCTACAATGTGCGGGTTGAGCCAGTATACCAGTATGCGTTGTCATCGCTCGGTGATGCAAAAAACGATAGGTTTACTATCATTTATGATTCAAGAAATTCCAGTCCAAAAGGTAAAACGTTTGTAGCGAAAAGCAGGATCACGTTTGGGGATATCGTTTTAACGGTGAGAAATGCAACGCCGTTTTACGATTCTAAGAGACTACACCACTGGGAGGTGAATTGTGTCTAAGGTCGAATTTGATACAAAAGCGGCCGTAGGGAAACGGCTTGATATGCTTAAATTGGCACAGTTTGCGCTAGACCAGCAGGTGATTGCCGACTCAAACTATTATTGTCCGTATCGTGAGGGTTATTTGCAGAAATCGGCAGTGATAAATTCGCGGCCTGGTACTGGGCTGGTAGTATGGGCAACGCCATATGCGTCGAGACTGTACTACCATCCTGAATATCATTTCTCGAAAGATAAGAATCCTAACGCGCGTGGCAAATGGTTTGAGTGGGCAAAGTCAGTGAACTTAGAAAAATGGCGCAAGATAGCGGAAGGTAAAGAATGATCGAGATCATGGATAATATCGTGGCCTATCTGAATAGCAAGTTGCCTAGCATTGTTGAGAGCGATATCGCTGAGGATTTTTTCATCGGCGACAGCGATGAGGAATTGATGTGCAGGCACGATGTGAGTCCATTGATCTATAAGGCATTTATGGACGGAAGCTATAGAGCGACATTCGCATTTAGTTTTTATTGTCGGTCGGGCGACGTTATTACTGCGAGGCAGAAACTTGAAGCGATAATGGAGTGCCTGAATGAGATTAGGGTCTTTCAGCATTTATTCGGCGTTGCCGAGGGTACGCTGGAAGTTACTGCGCGGCCTACTCCGATTAGTGAGGAAGAGGGCGGCACAAAAATATATACTTGTTCGTTTAAGCTAGATTATCTAGCAGGAGAATGAAAATGGTTACAATGGGATTTCAAACATTATTCGAGATTGACACCAATCCTGGTGGTACTGCTAACTGGGTGAGGCTTGGAGCTGGCATTGAGTCAGCTACACCTGCTCTGAATGAAACGCTAGTGCAAAGAGGTTATCTCGATGGCAATGGCGGGCAGAGCACAAGAACTACTGGCTTCCAATTGGTATATACGTTTAGCGGTGAACGCAGGCCTGGAGATACTGCTCAGGACTATATTTACAATAAAATGCTTGAGCTTGGCGATAATAGAATGACTCAGTTTAGGGCTACTGATGCGGGCGGAGCAGTGATTACGGGGCCATGCTCTATCGCGAATATAACACCGCCTGGTGGAAATGCGAATGATATCTCGGCGTTTAGCTTTGAGATTCATTTTAATGGCAAACCGACGCTTACACCTGCGACTGCTGCTCCTGCATTAACTGCTACTTTTGGTGCTGGAACTGCTACAGGAACTACAAAAGTTACTGCAACACCTAGCGCAGGAAATTCGCTTGCATACAAAATCACGAAACAGGCAATCACTGTTTATGGCCGTCAGTATGTTGATGGAGTCATTGCATACACGAGCGGAAGCGATATCGCTGGCGCTGTCGCTGATGATTATCTCAACGTATATGAGCTTGACCAGTATATGCATGTTGTGAAGTTTGCATCTAAGAAGCTTGCCGCTGGCGATTTCGCTGCATAATGTAGGCCGCCCCCGCCTAAACGGGGGCTTAGGAGTATCTTGTGGATGAATTTAGGTTTAGCAAAAAGGCAAATGCGACTGTAACACTAAAAATATGTGATGAGGTATATGAGTTTAATTGTTCGCCAACGAATTATTCGTTTATTAAAAAGGTCGCGGCGCTGTCGCGCGAGGCTGAAAATATCCTTGGTAGAATAAGCGGCCATAAGGCTGGTACTGTTGAGGACTGGGCAGAACAATCTGAGTTTTTGAGGCAGAAAGAACAGGAAATTATCGAGACACTACTTCCTGGTAAATGGAATGAGTTATTCAAGCTGGCGAATGAAGACTTGCTTGATATGGCGGAGCTTATTGCGTTTATTGCTGAGAGGATAAATGCAAAAAGCCTTGAAGTGAGAGCTGAGGCTATAAAGCCAGCGATACCAGTTAATGCGCCAGAGATTTAATCCTTTGCTAGATGATCCGCCGATTGTCGCTGATATTGGTGGCGAGCCTGTTAGGATAGAAACAGACTATAGAGTAGTGTTGAGCTATCTTAGACTACTACGTGAGGATATTAGCGATGAAGAGAAGGCGATTCTAGGATTAAATCTATTTTGTCCACTAGAAAAAATTACAGATATAACTGAATTTGCTAAATATATCGACTGGTTTATCAGATTAGGCGAAGAGCCACAAGAGAACAGAAAAGAAAAGCCTGTATTCGACATATTACAGGATTCCGACAAAGTTTTCGCCGCGTTTTACCAAGTCTACAGGATAGATTTAAGACACGTACGGATGCATTGGTGGATATTCTACACGTTATTGATGAATTTACCAAAAGACACAAAACTAGCAGATATTGTAGAATTACGCGGTAGAAAAGTCGAGAAATGGATGGATGCACAGGCCAGAATTGAGTTAGCTAGAGCGCAAAACTATTATAGGTTGGATGAGCCTAGCGGCGATATAATGGCTGACGTGTTTACGATGTTAGCAGGGATAGCACAATGACGTATGATGGAACGATACGATTTGACACAAGAATAGATACAAGCGACCTCGATTCGCAAATGAGCGGCCTTGAGAGTAAACTATCAAGATCGACTGCGAAATTGCGCGACATCATGCAGGGTCCTATCGCAGCATTCAAGGAGATGGCGCATGTCGCAGGTCAGATAAAAGGCGAATTTGATAAACTAGAGGCTGCATGGGCTTCTCAAGAACGTGCGAGTGCTATCCTAAAAGCAACGCTTGAGGCTACTGGCGCTAGTGCATGGACAAGCGCGAAAGAGATCGAAGGCATGGCTGAGAGCCTACAGGATATGACTGCATATGGCGACGATGCTGTCCTTATGATGCAGAACGTCCTGCTAGGATTCAAGAATATCAAGGGCGACAACTTCAAAGAGGCTACAACAGCGATCCTCGATATGGCGACAGTCATGGGGATGGATTTGACGAGCGCCGCGCAGGCAGTAGGGAAGGCGCTTGATGATCCTGTCCAGGGAATGGATTCACTATCAAGACAGGGTTTCAAATTTACTGAACAGCAAAAGGATATGCTGAAAGCGCTTGTTGAATCAGGGAAAATCGAGGAAGCGCAAGGAATCATCCTAAAAGAGCTGGCGACTACATATGGAGGAGCTGCTGAGGCAGCAGCAGGTACTGCGAGCGCGATAAAAGACAAACTCAATAATGCACTAGGTGATTTACAGGAAGAGGCTGGCAGAACAATCAGTGAAGCATTAAAGCCAATGCGAGAGAATCTCATTGAAGTTATCAATGGCTTTACTGATTGGTTTAAGGTAATGAATGAAAATGGCGATATGCCAGAACTGCTAAATAAAATTACTACTGGACTATTGGCTGTTACTGCTGCTATGGCAGAATTTGTGTTGGTATCGAAAGGCGCTGCGATAGTTAACACAATGACGCTTGCGATACAAGGCCTTAGCAAAGCGCTTGCTGCGAACTGGGTTGCATTAGCTGCTGCTGGTGCCGTCGCTGCGATTACGTTAATAATAGGTAAAATAAAAGAACACAAACTAGAACAGGAAGAGGCTGCGAGAGCTGCTGAGGAGCAGGCGAGGAAAACTGACGAGCTTAAAAATAGCGTAGTTAGCTTAGCGACAGAATATCAGAATCTATATGACAAAACGAATCCTACTGCTGACGAACAGCAGAGGATGCTCGATATTGCGAATCAATTACACACGCTATATCCGACGCTTACGAATGATGTCATCGAATATGCTGCCAAAAATAGTAATCTTGCTACTAGCATAAAAGAGGTTGCGTTGGCGCAGGAAAGAGTAAACTTGGCTAGCTTACTTGGTAAAAAGGAAGCGATAAATCAGAATATCATAGAAGTGCAGCTTGCTAAGCATAATGCTAAAACAGCTATAGAACGAACGACATATGAAAATATGCAGGCTGCTCTTGAGGAACAACTAAAAAAAGTCCAGGGCGAAATAAAAATAGTAGAAGGCAGAATCGCAATATTAGATAAGACTACTAAGCCTACTACTGCTGAGTCTGCTGGTGGTACTGTTCCTAGTAAAGAGGCGCCAAAGGTTGAGAAATCGCAGGGTGAAAGACTACAAGAATTAGATGCAAAATATAAGGCGCAGATTGAGGCAGAAAAAGAGTTAGGCCATGATACTACTGAAATAGAAAGGCAATACTACAAAGAGCGCTATGATTTACTCATGGATTTTATCGCAGAAGACGCGAAGGCTGGCTTGAGTTTTGAAAATTCATTTAAGTCTAGACTTAAAGGGCTTAATACTACACTTGGCGATGAATTAGCAGAGACTGATAGAATATTATCAGACTTTGATGCAGCAGATACAGCAAAGGCTAAGGGAGATGCGTATACAAAATATATAGATAAAGCTGATTCAGAGTTGCAAAAAAATGAGGATGAATACGAACAAGAGGCATTAAATAGACTTAAGGCCAGGAACAAGGAAAGATTATCGTTATTAGCACAGTTGCATGGCAAAAGTGCTGACTATATAGCCTCAGAAGGCGAAAAACAGGAGTGGTTAGCTGGTCGTTATGAGTGGGCAAGTGATGAAGAAATCGCTGCATTGCGTGCGCAGTTGGAAGAGCAAAAAAAAGCAGAAGCTGTACAAAAAGCCAGAGAAGCGGCATACAATACATATATTGAGAATAGATATAAAGATACAGAAGAGATAGAGGATGAATATGAGCAGGAATCTCTCAATCGATTAAAAGAGAGAAATAAGAAAAGGCTGTCATTATTAGCACAATTGCATGGGAAAGAAGCTGATTATGTAGCTACTGAAGCTGAACGCCAAGAGTGGTTAGCAGGGCGTTACGAGTGGGCGAGCGACGAAGAGATTGAGGCTTTACAAAAACAGTTAGATGAAAAAATTAAAGTAGACGATGAAATAAAAAAACGTGATACAGAGTATATCAATCTATTGAAAATTGTGAATGGGCACACTGAGGACTATCAGGCAACGCAGGAAGAGCTTGTTGAGTGGCTTGGGCCTAACTTTACGCATGCGACTGATGAACAGATACGTGCAGTTAAAAACTATCTCAGAGCGCTTGGTTTAATGAGTGCTGAATATGAGAGAATAGATGCTGCGAATGGTGCTGATGCGCAATCTACTGGGCATGTTGCTACTGGTACCGAAATAATGACTGATAAAGTCAAAAAAGCTACTGAGGCGTTAAAGGAACAGGCCGATGCAATAAATAATAGTAATCAAAGTCTTGGTGCTCAGATAAGGCAGTTGGTTGAATTTGCAAGAGCTGCGGGCGTTAGTGAGGATGCGATAGATGCATTAGTCGCGGCTTGGAATAGTCTGAAACAAGCAGAATCATATGCGAATGCAGATAAAGGTAGTGCTGAATCGCAGGCATTAACGGTAACATGGACCGAAAAAGTAACGCGCGAGATAAAAGAGGAAACGCTTGCGTTAGGCGATCAGATAAAAGTACAGGAGCTTGTGAATCAAGGATATGATGAAAATATTGCGCAGATGATCCTTGCAGCTCAAAGTGCTGATGTAGAAAAGGATGCGATCGATGCTCTGATTGAGAGC